GGTTTAACAATAGACCTCATGTAGTACTTCCACTGGAACTCGGCGGCTGGCCAGCTTATGATACTCGAATAATCGGTTTCCCGATTAGTCGCGTCCATATACGCTGTCGCATGCCACCTTACGGACCGCGTAAACCCGATTATCTTGAAGGGGTTAACCCCGAACAATGTATCGAATCCACGCAGTACCGAACGCAAATCGACGAACCAATCTACAACGAAGCTGTAGGGAACTAGTTCCCACGCGAACGCTGTAGGTCCAGACGGACCAAACCGATTGACAAGATCATTAAGAGGACCCAAGAGGGACCTCGGACCTTGTAGGTTAGGCTTAAGTGTAAGGACATAGACACACTCGCCGACGAATTGTCCAAGGGAGGGTTTACTCTCCCATAGGTACTTTCCGTTGACAGGCGTGAATAGCCCCTGAACAGTATCATTGAACAATCCCGTAACGGGAAACTTCTTTGATAGCCTAATAGGTTTATTCTTCTGGTACTTCGATAACTTAGCATTGGAGTTTTTTACAAATCTCCAAGTCTTCTCGATGTCACTAAGTAAGGGAGCAATCCCAAACTTATAGGCCAAGTGCGCGTTTGCGACCTTGGACGCTAGACCCTTGAGGACGATACCTTCAGGAGCTCGGTTAAGACGTTTTAAGTCTTTCGCGAGATCTCCGGTAAGAGGCAGGCCTTTATGGCCTTTAGCCTTGATCAAAGCCCGCTGGAACTTCTTCCAACTCTTTTGAGAAGGAAGAGCTAAAGAGCGCAAGCCCTTTAGTCCAAGTGGGAGCTGATGCAGTTCCGCTAAGTTAAGCGCATGGTCAGCTATCTGACCAGACGCTCTGTCAAGCAGATCTTGTAGAAGAGAAATCTCATCTACTTGAGGTACTTGAACAGACAGCCGAGACGGCGTCGCCTCACGCACAATGTCCCAAGGAACAGTCCCCAAGACTTGTCGGGAGGCTTCGTACCACCAGCCAGCACGACCATGATAGGTCGCACGGCCAGAATGGCCGGCATTTGACGCTTCGACATAATCAGCTTGATTTGCAGATAAAATCCGCATCTCTTGCCGCCTATGTTCGCACGGGTTAGGCTTAATACGATCACCAGTGTCCACATCGGTCATCAATTCATCTATAGTAGATATATTGATTTCCTGTGCAGGCATGTTGCGCGTAAACGGCACACCCGGACTGTCTTCCTCTTCAAACGACACGACTTGTGCCGGAAGAGAAACTGTCTCGTTAATAACTGTACGAATGCGAGTTCTCATATAAG